AACTTGGTGACTTTGAAAGAGCATTTTATACTATCACTCTACTACTATCTGAAATAGAAAAACAAGTGCAAGAAAATCCTGATCTATATGATGAGAAGGAAGTTCTAGAACCAAATGACCCAGGTTATGTAGAACCTAAGCAAGGTTAATATTTAAATCTGCACCAATCTCTATAGCAGATTGTATTGCCATTGCTAATTCTTCTTTACTACAGTCTTTAAATGACTTGCAGTTCTCATCATCCATGCATAGACCTGCATGCTTTTTTACTATTACTTTCATCTCATCAAATGTATATCCAGCTTCATTTGCAAGTTCTCTTATACACGCATGAATTTTAGCCAGTTGAGCTAGACTACCATTACTAGAAGATAGTCCCATAAAGACTTCAATTTCTTGTCCCTCAGATAACTTATCAAGAAATAATTGATAAGTTATCTTTGTCCTTTCATTAATATACACTAACTTACCGTTCTTTTTAATAAGTTTGAAACTAAACATATCGTATATTTTTATTATATTATTATGTACTCATGAGTAAAAATCTAAAAAACAGCTTTAAAGAGAATACTAAAATTATCTTAGAATATCTTGAAAAATTTCCCAATTCTCCTAGTAAAACTATATCCCGTAAAATCTATGATGAAAATGCAGGATTCTTTACTAATCTTGAACAAGTTTATGTCAGAGTAAGATACTACAGAGGTCAAATGGGAAGTAATAATAGAAAAGCATTAAGAACCAAAGAATTTCAACAAGAACTTAAAACCAAAGTTATGAATAATTTTGTATCACTACCATCTTCTCTTACACAAAAAAGGGGAACATTTACATTTCCTACTGGCTGTAAGAAGTTAGGTGTAATTGGTGACATTCACATTCCATATCATGATGAAGATGCAATAGAAACTGCATGTGATAAAATGGAAGCAGAAAGAGTAGATAGCATCCTAATCAATGGTGACTTACTTGACTTCTATCAGCTTTCTTTTCATGAAAAGGATCCAAGAAGAGTCCATTTTAAAGATGAAATAGAATCTGGCAAAGAGTTTCTAATGTACATGCGGTCAAGATTCCCAGATATTCCTATCTATTTCATACCAGGCAACCATGAAAATAGATTTGAAAGATACCTAAAAATAAAAGCATCTGAGTTACTTGACATGGATGAATTTAGACTAGATGTAATCTTACATGTCGCAGAATATAAAATAGAATATATCCCATTTAGAACTAAAGTTATCTTTGGAGACTTTATTATAGAACATGGTGATAAAATTCCTGGGGCTGGTGGTGTTGTACCTGCCAGAACTGCATTACTAAGACTTAAAACAAATTGTATTATTAATCACTTTCATAAGAGCTCTCAAAGCTCACAAAGAGTTTATGGTACTGCTGACTCATCAACCATAAGAGCATATAGTCTTGGATGTCTTTGTGACCTAGCTCCAGACTACATGGAAATAAATGAATGGAATCACGGCTTTGCTATTCTAACAAAAACTGATAACTTAGTATCCGTAAATAATTACAAAATAGAAAATAATACCATCATTTAATGTTCTTACCAATTGTATTTAAAGACAAAGATGGTGAGTATATTGAGCATCTCAATATAACACATATTACTAGAACATCATTTGTTAATGCAATGAACCCAGATGCTGGGACTAAAATTCACCTTAGAACAGGAGAAGTATTAACTACTCCTGTCCCTATGGATCTTTTACAATCTGAAATAGATGATTGTTATAAGTCTGCTGCTGCAATGATTATGTTTAACATACTTGCAGAGAAAGCACAACTTACAAAACTTAGTGGGGATGTTGACCTAGATAACCCTGGGCAACAGCAACCTCTTTCAGATGAAGAATAGAAGCTTTTGTTAGCTTGTCTCCATTTACCCAATCAAAGTTATACACACTCCAGCCATCCTCACTCTGATCATTACCAGAAGATATTAAACTAAGTCCTGGTAATAAATCTAATACATAATAATAGTAGTCATAACCATTTTGGCTTTCATCATCTAAGACTTCTACTTTATCAAAGCCTAAGTCAATTAATTCTTGTTCTGTCATTTTTCTGCCATTGTTTGTAAGAACACAGTATGATTCAATACATCAAAAGCATATGTATAACCCAACTCATTATATGCTTCATTATCCTTTGAATAAATTCCATGTTCTTTGATTCTTAACTCTCTTAGATTCTTAATAGTTAGTGTTGCTATGTGAAGATTATCTTTATCCTCTGACTTCATCATTCCCATTACATTCTGTAATTCTGTTGTTGTGATATAATTATATTTCTTTAACAACATTAACTCAGCCATATATACAAAGGGCCGGAATTCATCCTTTTTAGTTCCCTTATGGTACATGTACCATAGATAGTTCAGATTACCATCTATACCATCTGTAATACTATAATGCTCCTCAGCAATTGCTGCAACTAGTTTTTTAGTTTCTTGTGATTCCATTCTAAAATATATATCTAATAGTGTTCCAGGGAATAATGGCATCATGTAACTCTGTAAATTGTTTAATGTAATGTGATTTACATCCCTGTGCATACCTAATGTTTTCTCCTCCGTACTGGGAAGTCTTCCTTTCTTGTATGTCCGGTCTCCAGAGTAACTCTTCACCCATGATCTTATTTTTCTCATTATACTCATGTTTATCTTTGTTATGTGTTAGAAATATTACTTCAGCTTTTACTTCATCAAAATCCCAATAATGATGCTTAGCTCCTGAATTTATAAATTGAAATAGTGCACTATACTGTCCTAACCAATCATCATGAACTATTACAGGACTAAAGTTTAAATGTACTTCATAACCAGATTCTAAAAATAATTTAACTGCAGATAATCTTTCATATATAGTTGAAGTATTTGGCTCTAGTATTTTTCTATAATCTTCAGGCATCAGACTAAATCTTATTCTTACTTTACTATGAGGATCAAACTTAAGTAAGTCTTTATTAACATACTTAGTAGCAAATGAACCCATAGCAAGTGGATGATCTCTAAAAAACTTGAATATGGTCTCCCAGTCATGATATTTAGCATGCAAAGCAAAGTCTTCATTACAAGAGATATCATAAGTAATATAATCTGGATGTGTTTGATTAGGTTTCTCTACATCAGCAAACCAGACATGTGAATTAATCTCTGTCAGGATATCCATAGTATTAGTTGCTACAGACAGTCCTTCTGGCTTATGTCTTTTCATATAACAGTTATGAGTAAGAATACCATTTGCAAAATAATTCTCATTCTTTTGTACAGAAAAGTTGACAACCTTAGATTGTTTTGCTATCTTTGTAATAGCTTTAATTTTCTTAAATATTAACTCCATGAGCTGTAAATATTGTGGTAAAATTACAAAAAAGTCTACAACCTATTGTAATTCTACATGTAAAACAAGTTATGCTGAATTGTTTAATCAACAGTCTAAACCTACATTCAGAACTTTCCAAGAAGCTGGTAGACACTACAACAGAGACTTTAGAACTATGAAAAAGTTTGAGGGTCTGTTATTTACTATTGATAGAACACTTCCCTCTGCTCATACTAAATGGATTCTTTGTAAAATCTGTGGTGAACAGTCACCTAAAGCTAAAGCTAGAAATGGTTATTGTTCTGATTGTACTGAGCAAGGACTTGGTAAGAAAAACCAGGGCCAAATTATATCTCAAAGATATCAAGGCCCCGGAAATCCTAATTACCTAGATGGAACTTCACATGCTATAGAATATCAGTCTAATGATTGGTACAAGCTCAAAAAGAATTTAAACTTTACACACTGTGCATTAACTAATACTACTGATAACATAGATTACCATCATATTATTCCAAGATGGTTCTGTAAACTTGCTGGTATTAATGTTTTTGACCCTAATAATATTATAGGATTAAACCACGACTTTCACAAAGTAGTTCATCATCTTCAGCTAGATATTGTGCTTCTACCCAACCTCTATTCTTTGTATAAAATGGATGCTCACCAGTTACGGTCACACTTTGTCCATCTACTTCAATTACATAAAGTTCATCAGTATCCCGTTGACCAATTACAGTCACTAAGTCTGTTTCAACTTTCCCGGTATCCTGGGAAAAAGAAACTACTTGATCTCCTTCCTGAATTTCTCCAGCCATTTTTACTCCATGAGGAGTAGTAATTAAAGTTTCAGGAGTCACACAGTAAGTACAATTATAAAGACAGCCATGACCAAAAGAAGGACTGATATAATCAGTTGACCGTCCTGATGGTCTAATCTTCATAGTTTTTCTAGTAACTTTCTCTACCAACGTTTCTGAAAGTTAATAAAAGCTGATGCATTCTTATTGGAATCAAATATCTTGGGCATCCCGTGTTTATCTAACACATCTTCCCATCTAGTAAAGAACCATAAGAATTTAACTTTCTTCTGTACAGAGAATCTTGTCTCTGACATTGGTGTAAGTTTTACCATTAATACTCTGT